GCACATCGGTATGTTTGATGTGCCTCAGTGCCAGGAAGTCATCAAGATCATTGAAAAAGGAGATTTCAAAAATGCTCAACTTTGATAAGAAAGACGCTCATGTTTATCCGTTCGACGAATCGCCCGGCGCCGGTATCATCATGGACGTCGATCTGGAACAGCTCATCCGTGAGTCCGAGCGGCTGCGCGTCTGCAAAGCGATCTTCGCTTCCACCAGCATTGAAAACTGGCACCTGCGCGACGCGCTCGAAGCAGTCCTCACGGAACCGAACGCTTCCCCGGCCGATGATGATATTCCCGCGCCAGTCGTTCCTCCGCAGGCCGTTCCTCCGCAGGAGGCCGATCATGCTTAACCGCATTGTGCTCATGGGCCGTCTGACCCGCGATCCGGAGCTTCGCCGAACGCAGAGCGGCACGGCGGTTGTCTCCTTCTCCATTGCCTGCGACCGCGATTACGCGGCGCAGGGCGCGGAGCGGGAAACGGATTTCATCGACATCGTCGCGTGGCGCGGTACGGCTGAGTTTGTGGAGAAGTATTTCGGCAAAGGCCGCATGATCGTCGTGGGCGGTCGGCTCCAGATCCGCAACTGGCAGGACAAGGACGGCAACAAGCGCCGCTCGGCCGAGGTTCTTGCCGATAGCGTTTACTTCGGCGATTCCAAGCGCGACGGCGACAGCGGCAAGGCCAAGGGCGAACCGGCCTATGACCCGACCGGCGGCTTCTCCCAGCTCGCGGACGATGACAGCGAATTGCCGTTCTAAGGAGGCTTCTCATGGCAACTGGCAAAAGATTCTATTGGATGAAGCTCAAAGAGAGCTTTATGACCTCCGACACCATCGACTATTTCATGTCCCAGCCGGATGGCGCAAACTACGTTGTCCTCTACCAGATGCTCTGTCTCAAGACCATCAACACCGACGGCCGCTTATCTCGACAGATCGGTGAGGTCGTTATCAAATACGACATTCCGAAAATCCAGCGTGATCTCAAATGGTTCTCTGCGGACACAATCCGCGTGGCGCTCAATCTCTACAAATCCTTTGGTCTTGTCTACGAAGACGTTGACGGCGTTCTGGTTCTTGCAGACCACAGCAATCTCGTTGGAAGCGAAACCGATGCAGCTTCTCGCATGAGAAATGTCCGTTCTCGCAAGGCTGACGTTCTCCCCGAAGGTGTAACGCAAGGCGAACAGACCGCGAACATTGTTACACCAGAGATAGAGAATAGAGATAGAGATAAAGAGATTAGAGATAAGAGTTTAGATACAGACACAGATATAGAGAATACGGAGGATGCTTGCGCAGAGCCGGAAACCGTCTCCGCGCCGCCGATCATCAGCATCATTCTGAATGACAAGTCGCTCTTTGATGTGTCTCCGGAGGATTACAACCGCTGGTGCGAGTTGTACCCAGCCGTCAATGTCATGCAGGAGCTTCGGAAAATGTCGAGCTGGAGTACCGACAATCCCAAAAGGCGCAAAACAAAATCCGGAATCCGTCGGTTTATCAACGCTTGGCTTTCCAAGGAGCAGGACAAAGGTGGCCAGTATC